CCGGTGCAAATCACTGCCGGTATGTCTCATCGTGAGATCGCCGCGCAAGCTCGTATGATTCGCATGGCTGATGGTGCTCCCCGCGACATCTTCGCGGTTGGACACGCTGCTCAAGTCATCAAGAATACAGGCAAGTTGAGTCAGGCGTTTGAATTGTTTGCAAACTTCTTACTCTCTGGCCCGCGTACTGTTCAAACCGTCTTCGCATCGGGCGCGGGGCTCAACATCTTCGAGCCATCCGTCAGAATGCTGGCCGGTGCTGCTACAGGTAATCGAGCGTTGTTCCGTGAAGGCGCAGATATCATGTGGGGCAACTTCAAGTACATCTCGGACAACATTAAGGGCATGAGAATGTCCCTCAATGCTGGCCGCAGCATCATCAATCCGCAACCGCAGCACATCGCTATCGGCGGCGTCACTGGTGATGTCGTTCGTATTCCTGGCCGCGTTCTCGGTGCGGCAGATGAGTTTTCTCGTCTCACTGCGTACAGAGCCTTTGTGCGTGCCAAGTCTTTACGACTCGGGCGTGAACAGGGACTCACAGGTGCAGCGCTGGAGGAGCGTGTTGCTGAAGACCTTCGGGCTTCATTCGATACAGAGACCGGCATCGCCACGCTTCCCGAAGCACTGAGATATGCAGAGGTGCCAACGATGGCCGCTCCTCTGGGACGTGAAACGTTTGGTGGCGGGTTTCAGACTTTTGTGAACAACCACCTCGAAGCGCGCTTCATTGCGCCCTTCGTGAAGGCGTCGGTCAACATCTTCCGATACGTCCACAAGAGTATCCCAGGCCTCAACCTCCTGAATCGCGAGGTGCGTGAAGCGCTGGCGCGAGGTGGAGAAGAGGCAGCAATTATTCACACTCGTTCGGCTGTTGCAGGTTCGCTCTATGCCTTCGGTCTCTACCAAGCGTCTGCTGGTAACCTCACCGGGCGCGGCCCGTCTGATCCAGACCTTCGGCGTTTGTGGCTTGGCAACACTGCTGAAGGTAAAGGTCGCCAGCCATACTCTATCAGAGTCGGCGGGAAGTGGATCAGCTATGCTCGTCTCGATCCGCTAGCTATGCCGCTCGGTTTGATGGCCGATCTCAGCACGATCATTCACGAGTCAGATGAGAAGGCGGCAGAGCCTACGGACATGGCTTACGCGACGGTTTCGGCATTGTTCTATAATCTGTCGAGTAAATCATACCTCTCAGGCATCACGCAGTTCTCTGAGGCGTGGGGCAGCAATGATCCGCACGCGACAGCACGCTGGATGCAGAATTTCGCAGCCAACGCCGCTGTGCCGCAGTTGGCAAACTCGCTGAATCCCGATGATGTCTACCGCGATGTGCGGAGCATGTCGGATGCGATTATTTCGCGTATACCTGGGTGGAGCACGACGCTCGATCCTCGGTTCGACATCTTCGGTGAACCGATGATGAAAACTCCTGGGCTGTTGAATCGCAATCAGATTCTCACAGCGAAGGACACAGGCCGCTCAGTAGAAGACGATCTTCTGACCCTCGGTCACGGGCTGTCTCCGCTGACTCCGAAGATTGAAGGCGGTCTCATCAACCTTCAGAATCGCAATACGTTCGACAATGGTACAGGTAAATCACCATTTATCAGAATGATGGAGTTAATCCGTCGTCCTGCAGCTGGTGGCCCGTCGTTGCGCGAGGCCATGAACGAGCTTGTACGGTCGTCAACGTGGCAGGAAGCCAGCGATGGCACGTCCCTGTTCCCCGGTGGGGAGCGGTGGATTCGTGCTGCCGCCTTGAAGAACAAGTATGAAAGTCGTGCGTTGAGGCAAGTGATGGACGAGTACCCGAAACTGATGAATCAAATTCGAGCCGGCCGGAGAATGCGCGGCGCAGCAATCACGAGCGGCGAATCTGGTGTTCAGCAGGTTGAACAACTGTTCGGCGTCTCTCCCAGGTAAAAACTTTGGTGTGCGGAGTCGGATAGGAGCAACCGCAGCTTTCGGGCCGCGCCTCAGTAAAGGCCCGCACACCATTTCTTCCTTCCCTCTATGAGCAACGAAACAGAACTCGAACTACAGCGGTCAGTCGGTCGCATGGAAACAAAGCTCGATGCGCTCATCCATGAAGTCCGAACATCTAACGCCAGACACACCAGTGTTGGCGCGGCCTTCTCGAAACGCATCGGCAAGCTAGAGAAGTGGCAGAACCGTTTGATCGCTGGAGGTACAGCGCTTATGGCGGCTGTTGGTCTTCTCTTCAAGTACTTCACAGTTCACAGCAGATAAGGAAACTCTCTCATGGCTGAAGACTACACACCGCTAACTCCGGAGCAGCAAACCGCACTCGCAGAACGGCTCCAGACGAAGTGGCTCCAGCGCATGGAGAAGCTTCTCGACAGCGGTGAAGCGACCGCGACGGATATGGCAACCTTGTCCCGCGTGCTTCTCCAGAACGGGTGGTCGCTCGATCCTAAGCAGCTTCCGCAGGCCCTTCGTGACAAACTCACCTCGAATGTTTCACCCGAGGAGCTTGAAGACGACGGCATCCTGCCAATCCGCAGGAACGCCTAGTGTACACCAAGGAAGAAATCGAAGCCGCAGGACTCGATGACTTCAGAGTCTTTTTGCGGCAGGTATGGGATTTCCTGGGGCTCCCACCGCCCACGCCAGTGCAGAACGACATCGCTTGGCACCTTCAGCATGGAGATCGTCGTCTCGTTATCGAAGCATTCCGTGGTGTCGGCAAGTCGTGGATCACCGTCGCCTACGTCCTGTGGTGCCTGTTTTTAGACCCGCAGGAAAAGATCATGGTGGTATCGGCTTCGCAGGAGTTGGCGGACAACTTCTCGAAGTTCTGCAAACAGTTGATTCGAGAGATGCCGTTGCTTCAACACCTCGCTCCTCGCCAGGGCCAACGCGATAGCGCCATCTCATTTGATGTCGGCCCTGCAACGCCCTCCAAAGACCCCTCGGTCAAGAGCGTTGGTATCACCGGCCAGCTTACAGGCTCTCGTGCTAGCCTGATCGTCCCTGATGACGTAGAGGTGCCGAAGAACTCACAGTCACATCTGCTGCGAGAGCGTCTGTCAGAACTCGTCAAGGAGTTCGACGCTGTTCTCAAACCTGGAGGCCGGATTCGTTACCTCGGTACTCCGCAAGCAGAGGCATCCCTCTATAACAGGCTACCAGGACGCGGCTACACTGTCATCGTTTGGCCGATTCGCGTCCCTGAGCGCGTTGACCTGTATCACGGACGGCTCTCGCCGTTCGTACAGAAGTTCATCGACCAGGGTGTTCCAGCGAATACGCCCATCGAACCGAAGCGTTTTCCTGAGTCTGAAATCAGCGAGCGCATGGCGTCCTACGGTCTCACAGGCTTCGCGCTCCAGTTCATGCTGGACACGAACCCCTCTGACACCGAGAAGCACCCGCTCAAAACGCACGATCTCATCATTCACGACTGCGATCTCGACATGGGACATGTCAAGCTTGTGTGGGGTGGGGATCGCACACTGGTGCTCCAAGACCTTCAGAGTGGCGGCTTCGACGGAGACTACTACGTCAAGTACGCCTGGAAGAGCGAGGAGATGGCGAAGTACACAGGCACCGTCATGGCTATCGACCCTTCAGGGCGCGGCCAGGACGAGACCTCCTATGCCATCGTGAAGACCCTCCACGGAATGCTCTACCTCGTAGATGTCGGCGGCTTCATCTCCGGCTTCTCTGAAGCCACGCTCTCTGCTCTCGCTACTCGGGCCATTCGGCATCATGTCAATTATCTCATTGACGAGCCAAACTATGGCGGCGGAATGTTCCGTCAGTTGCTCAAGCCCGTGATGTCGAAGATCGCGGAGGATGCTCGGCTTCGCACAGAAGACCCCGATCCTAACGCTCGCCCGCCAATGTTCGACGAGGAGTGGAGTGGATGGGCTAGTACACAGAAGGAGATGCGAATTCTCGACACGCTAGAGCCTCTCGTGCAATCGCACAGGCTCGTAGTGGATCGCAAGGTCATCGAGCGCGATACCGCAGTGCAGCAGGACAAGTCGCAGTACTCCTTCATCCAGCAGTTCACACGCATGGCTCGCATCAAGGGCTGTCTTCCCCACGAAGATCGACTTGAAGCTGTGAGCATGGCGTGTGGCTACTGGATCGAGCGCATGAGGATCGACAAAGACAAGGCGCTGAAGACGCACAAAGAATCGTTGATAGATGAAGAGCTTCGCAAGTTCATGGAAGGTACGTTGAAGAGTTCGATACACTTCGGCGGGCCAACAACCAATTCTCCTCGCTGGTCGAAGCGTCGGTAAACCTCACTTCACTTAGAGAAAGTAACTAGATGTCGAAGACGCCCCGAACAGACGATCTCCTTCAGAGCCATCCAGGGGAACCGTACACATACCTGACCCCGCTCGCGCGGGTTGAAGAGAAAGACCTTCAAGGCAGCATTCCTGATGGTGCCGTGAGTTTGGCCGATCTTATTGTCGGGGCAGATGGAACGTTCATCAAGACCGTTGGTGCTGCGGCGGTGTGGACCCTGATTACAGCAGCGGATATCACATCTGGCAATCTGGCCTATGCGCGTCTTCCTACCGGCGGCGGCACTTGGGCCAACGGGGGTGCGCTTTCCATAACGGGCGGTATCACGACTGTTGCTGGACTTTCCAGCACCGCTAACGTTGCAGTTTCCACTGCGGGTGGTTCAGATGGTCTTTCGCTTTCTAGGCCTGTTGCGACACCGGGGGGAATCAATTTTGCCACTTCTGGCTCTAATCGGTGGGGCATTTACGTCACTGAAGCTGCTGAAAGCGGTTCTGATGCTGGTTCCAACTTTCGTATTCGTGCTAGAACAGATGCAGGCGCATTCCTAGACGACCCGATCACCGTCGTGCGCGCGGCGGGGGGCGCTATTGCTCTTGGTAGTGCTGGTGGCCGCTCTGTTGTCGTTGGAGTAGACCCCGGTAACAGTGAAACAGTTCGTATCGGCGGAACCGTTCGCATTGGTAATACAAATTCGGGACCATTCACAGGTTCCGGCATTGTAATTGCTCACACAGCAGCGAGTGGTGCAAACATTAACTTGAGTGCCGGTGGTCGTATTGACTTTGTGTTCAACGACTCGGCAGCAGCAGCGGATGCCAAACGTTGGGACATTAGCGTAGATGGAGTGGGCGGGCCTAACTCTTTCTCACTAGTAACTCGTAACGATGCGGGCGCAGCCGGAGATCAAGCCCTTCAAGCAATCCGCAGTGCAAACGCCCTCACATCACTGACGCTCATGGGCAATCGTGCGACCTTCTCGACTACAGTCTTCTCGCCAGTGAACGCAGGTGGACTGACGCTCGGTGCGTCTGCGGCCCGTTGGGGCAAGCTGTGGGGACAGGATGCGGACTTTTCGCTCGACGTGAAAATGGACGTGCTCGGCACGTTCGACCACACAGGCACTCGCTTCTCAACCGGCGCTGGTCCCGTAGCAGACGACATCATGTCATGGCACGGTAGCGCAGGGAAATGGCGTCCCAGGTTCTTGCAGACGCAGTTTACCTCCGGCGCAGCAGTCTCGCAGAACAACACCGATGGGACGTTCGCAACGTTTTTCAATTCGAACCCCTCGCTGTCGGGCGCTCCGAGTAATCCGAGTGTAGCTCCAGTTGTTACAGCGATGTACAAGTCAACGTTGATTGATATGTCGGCGTATGTGCTCGGTGGAACGCAGGTTTATGTCCTCGACTACAGCGTGAATGGCGGCGGATACACAACTGATCGCATCATCACAACATCAGCCAAGGTCATCCACTCATCGCTCGATCCGACGAAGACCTACGCATACAAGTACAAAATTCGCGGCGGCAGCGACTCGTCTTACAGCCCTGCATCTAGCGCGATCAACCCTAGTACAGCAACTGAGGCGAATGCTTTTGGCCTTATCGTGGCGAGCCAGATTGCAACTGCATACCTCTCGTCAATCAACGCCAACATCGGCTCGATTACTGCGGGACAGCTAATCTCTGGAGATGGAAAGAGTCTTCTCCAGCTTGACAGTTCGTTCTCTGTTCCTGGCGCAGTGACGCAAGGCATCTTCTTTGCCTCAGCGAATCCGGTGCCAGGCACTGTGACTGGCATGTATATCGACTTCACCGCCACAACGACGAATCCACTTCTGCATCATTCAAAGTTCGATTTGCTCGCTGACGGTAGTGCAATCTTGAAGGGTGTCGTTCGAGATACAGACTCAAAGTTCGTTATCGACGTAGCCGGAACAACGGCACGTCTCATTACGATCATTGATGAGCAAGGCTCCCCGAAGACGCGGGTAAAAATCGGTGAAGTAAATACCGGCGCATCTGATTGGGGACTGCAAGTCTTCGATAGCGCAGGTGCAACCATCGTCGATATGACCGCTGCAAACCTGCTAATCCAAGATTCAGCAGTGAAGTTCAAGGCCGATTTCACGAACGCACTCATTACCGTAACAGATGCACAAGGCTCACCAATCGTGCGCTCGAAGTTTGGGAAGATTTCGGCTGCAACAGATGACTATGGCCTACAAGTGTGGGATAAGCTTGGTGATACGGTCATAGACTTAACTGGTGCCAAGCGCATCCTCGCGATTCCTGTGCAGCCTTCGACGGACAGTGGCACAGCCATCACAGTTGATCTCTCGACTGGCCTCACGCAGCAAGTCCGACTCACCAACACTGCGACGGTCACGTTCACCAATCCAACAAACGGTGGGCGCTACCGTATCTGGTTCCAGCAAGACACTACAGGCTCACGCCCGTTTCCAACCATCGTTGGGCCGAACGGCGAAGTCGTGATGTACACGAACGACACTCCTCCGACGCTCACCACTACACCGGGGACGCTGGACTTGTTTGAGTTCGAGTACCGCACAAATCCAACGACGCGCTTTACCTGCATGACGCTTCAGACGAACGTGCTGTTGCCCACGCCACAGGTGCAGAGCATGACCCCCACATCTGTCAGTTCGGCTTCAACGACGCACAACGTCTCGATGCCCGCTACTGTGAATGCTGGTGATCTGCTTCTGATGCTCATTACATTCCATGCCACGCAAGGGTCTGTTACAACACCATCGGGCTGGACTGCGGCTGGATCAATCGGCTTGGCTAACATTTTCACGAAAGCAGCTAGTGGCTCAGAAGGCGGAACGACCGTTAACGTTGTGACGGCAAATTCCGTAAAGGCAGCGGCTCAAACGTATAGAATTACACGCTGGTTTGGAGATGCAGGGACAAACGGGGTTGTAGTAGCCACTAACTCTGGTGCCCCAGGTACATCCGCCGATCCAAGCAACAACACTCCTAACTGGACAGATCGAACGTTGTGGTTGGCGGCGGCTGCTGTTACTGGCAATCCTACTTTCAGCGTCGATCCGACGAACTATACGAATGTCCAGTCAACTGGAGATGGGGCTTCGACGTGTTTGCTCCGCTCTCTTCGCAGAACGTTGTACGCGACTTCTGAGAATCCAAGCACATTCACATGGTCCGGAAGTCAATCGTGGTCCGCGTTTACTATCGCAGTTCGTCCACCAGCATAAAGGAGAATTAGATGGAGTTGTTCAAAGGAAAGACGAACGTCGTCTATGAGTTTACTAACGACGAGAAAACAGAGGTAGCCGGATTTCTTGGACGCCTCAAAGAGTTGAAACAGGGACTTATTGGAACGAACGCCGTTCTTAACGCGACGTTGTTGTCCATCGCCGTCAAAGCTGGCATCACCGATTTGGCTCTAGTCGAAGTTGATTTAGACAAGATGGTGATTGTCAATCGGCCTGTGAAAAAGGTTCTAGTCGAAACGCCGTGAATCTACCCCTTTTCTTGGCCTTCTAATGACGGCTCCAATCAAACCAGACCCGCCGAAGTTCGTGCCAGGGAATCGGGGACTGTCAGATGCGTGGAAGAACTATTTTTCTACGCCCTACGTTTCTGATACCCTGTCGCTGCTTGTAGGGCAGGGGCCGCCTGTAGAGGTTAGCTCGGTGCCCCGGCCCGCTGAAGCAGACCCTAGGCTTCAGGGCGGTACGACCAACGCGGGTACTCTCCAGATGTATGAGAAGCCTGACGACGGCGTGTTCACTCACGAGTTAGGACACATTCTCGACCAGCGTTCACAGGAAACTGGAGATGCGCTCGAAGTGATTGACAGCGTGCGGATGCTCTTCAACACGAATCGTCCACCCGCGTTCACTTACGAGAGTGCGACCGGCAACCTGCCTGAAGAATACGTTGCTGAAACATTTCGTTCTGCAATGGAAATTGTCAGATCGCCTGCAGAGCAACAGCAACGAGACCTCCAGCTAGCGGAAAGATCGTTCCCTGGCATTACGCTATGGTACAACTGGATTCAACAGCGGCTCAACGGCAACAAGACTGCAGCTAAGTAACTAACCCTGCCGCCTTCGGGCGACAGCAGCGAGGCCCCTGGACAATCGCGCACTCCGCGACCGGGGGCTTCTGCTTTTTCTACCAGGAGACTCTCCCCATGAAACTCATGGATAAGTTGTGCATTCTGCTGTTACTCATCGGAATGGCTGCTTGTGCTCACGGCAGCGGCTACATCCCTGCTCCAGCGCGTGCTGGTGACAGGAATGCAAAAATCGTGAGTCGAATCGAGTCTTACGCCAGTCTAATGACTTGGAAGCGTTCGCCATATTGGCGCGTCCAAGATTTCAGTTGGCCCTGGGACGTTATTGTTGCCGATGACGGCACCGCGTGCCCGCTGTTTGAACAGGTTGTATTTCTGCCGGAAGTTCGTGGCTATTATGTCTGTCCAACATCGTGGCGCTTCATTCGGCCTTAATGACCAACGTTGTCATCGTAGGGGCATCGTTCGGCTTCGGTTTCCTCACCTCCGCAGCCCAAACATGGTGCCTCCTCGCCATTGAATCGCGAGACGCGAGGCGAGCAGCTTGGTGGGACATAGTGATCTGTGTGTCATCCCTCATTGTCATCTACACGCACAACGTGGAAGCCTTTGCAGCCTACGTCGTAGGCAGCGCCTGGGCTACATGGTGGAGCGTCAAACGGGAGAAGTAGTTCAGAGCATGACCAATTACCAAGTAGCAGACGTTCGTGGCAACCTTGTTTACCGAGGCCGTAGCCGCAGCGCAGTCAAGTGGCACCTTGCCAACTCTCCGGGGGCGCGCGTCACAGTAGACCCGGACAATCATTTCACATCCGCATGGCGTCGATTTTTACTACGCCTTCACACCATCTTCAAGAGGTAGTAACCAATGGCTTCTGGACGCACCAACAGGGGAAAGTTCAAAGAACTGGACTGGATTTATCGGGCCGCGACCCTCCCTACCAATTTCTACATTGCTCTAGTAACAAGCGCGGTGACCCCCGGCGCTGACACAAACACGCTTTCAGAGCTTACTCAGATCGCTGTTGGCAATGGGTACTCAGACGGGGGCTTTCAGCTTGCCCGCAATGCTACCGATTTCGACGTATTGACTGAAGATGATGGAACAGATGTCGCCTTTGTTCAAGTGAAAGACGTGGTGTGGACAGCTTCAGGCGGCTCCATTCCTGCTAGCGGTAACGGGGCTCGATATGCAGTCCTAACCGACGACAACGCTACCATAGGCAGCAGGCTGGTCCTTGCGTATTTGGATTTGGTGTCTGACCGAACAGTCTCGGTTGGTCAAACCCTGACGCTCCAGAACTGCGAACTGAGAGACACCGAGTAATCGAATGATAAACCAGGCTCTTACCACCGATAAGATTAGCGTCATAACGAGCAGTGTGGCAGATATTGTCGCGCACGCTTCATTCGTGGATTATGTGCAGTCGCCGGAATCTGCCACACCGGGGAAGCAAAATACCGCGATCAGTTCGGCAACAACTACGGATATCGTGGCAGCGCCTGCGGCAAGTACTTTTCGCAATCTCAAATTCCTTTCGTTGCGAAATAAGCACGCGAGCACCTCAAACACCGTGACCGTTCAGTTTGACGCAAATGGCACGTTGTATGAGTTGTTCAAATGCACGCTACTGCCGGGCGAAGAACTTGTTTGTCACGAGGGTGCGTGGTTCCACTTTGACGCGAATGGCGGCGTGTATGGCGCGACCGTGGCACTGGCCGACCCGCGTGTAACAACAAAAGTATTGCTTGCCGCTCACTCGAATTCAACGACGACCGGCACGGAAGTCACTGATCTTGAAGCCGCGAACGTGCAGATTGGCACGTATGTCTTTGAGTACAATCTAATCGTCCGTTCGGGGACTGCAGGCACTTCGCCGCTGGTCGGCATCAACTTCACCGGCACCGCGACGATGAAAGCCCTGAGCATTATCAACGATGCTGGCGGCTTGAGCACGGGTACTGGCTCGATGGACGATGCGTCAGTGAATCCTGGCAACATGTGCTCGGGCTGTACGACTGGTGCGTTCAGCACGACAGCGCCTAACATTGGCGGCTCGGCGGTTGCCACAACAGCGACTGACATCATTGAAGTGATTCAAGGTGTGTTGCGTGTAACAGTTGCTGGCAATTTGGAATTGTGGCACTCGTCCGAAACAGCAGTGGCAACAACGGTTGAACCAGGCAGCGCGCTTGTTCTGACCAAGGTCTCTTAAATGGGACCGATTCTCACCAATATTGCGAACGACGCTTTCAACCGGGCGAATGAAGACCCTGTTGCCAGTCCGTGGGTGACTGGTGCGGGCAGCTTGCGGATGGTGCTTACTGGCAACGTACTCCTACCCAACTCGGTCGGAAGTGACGCTTGGTCTTACTACGACGGGAGTATTGTCTGGCCAAACGATCAATGGAGTAAGAGCAAAGTGTCGGTTACCGGCACAAGTGGTGGCGGTGCTGGTGCCGGGCCAATCGTTCGTAAAGCGGCTGGTGCGACTGAAACTTATTACCGGCTCGTTGTAGATCATGCAGCGAGCAACAACGTCGTACTCCATCGAATAATCGCTGGAGCCGTTGTGTCCATCGCCACGCTCACGTTGGCGTGGGCTGACACAGACGTTTGGGAATTGCGTGCCCAAGGGCCGATTCTGACCATCGTATGCAACAATTTTCAAGTTGGCGACTCTGTGTTTGATTCGCTCATTGCGTCTGGTTTCCCCGGTCTTGCTTACTCGTCTACGGAAACTGCGGCGAGCTTCAACGATTGGGAAGGCGGCACCATTTTCCCGTCAGGGATGGTAGGGCCTTTCACTGTTTCTCCTCAACAACGGTTCTAAGTCATGCGCTACGGACTCTTTGATCCAGAACTAAAGAAGCGCAGCCTTCTCGATCCAGAGACATCGGCAAGCGGATTGTTCGATAGTGAGTATCTCAATATCAGTGATAGCGGGGGCCTTGCGCTCACCCCCGCTGCTGCCATTCTTCGGGCTTTGGGAACAGCACCCACAGTTGTCCTAGGATCACTGAGTGTATCTCCGACACGCGCACAGCAGCGCTCTTTAGCAACGGCTCCTGCCGTTGTTCTTGGATCGCTTGTTCTCGCCCCTGCAATAGCAAGCATTCGAGCTTTAGGAATAGCTCCGACAGTTATTCTCGGATCGCTTGTCTTTACGCCCAACGCTGCTGCTCTTCGAGCGCTGGGAGTAGCGCCAACAACTATTCTAGGCTCTTTGAACATCAGTCCCGCTACAGCTATTCTGCGGGCACTCGCTGTCGATCCTACAGTTGTTATCGAAAGCCCCGGTGTTACCGTCACACCAGCAGCCGCTATCATTCGGACTCTTGGAACAGCCCCAACGATTGTTTTAGGATCGCTTTCTGTATCTCCTGCAATAGCACAGCAGCGATCTTTAGCAACGGCTCCTGCCGTTGTCTTGGGGTCTCTTGTGTTGTCTCCTGCAAGAGCGCAAGAACGCTCCTTAGCAGTCAGTCCTACAGTGATTCTTGGGTCTCTCGTTCTCGTTCCGATTCATGCCGCTATAAGG